CCACCTAAAGAAGATACTGGTAATGGTTGGTAACTTTTACCACCATAAGATGATTTCTTTTTCTTTTTCTTTAATTTAGCTGACTTCTTTGTTTGTATTTTAATTTTCTTTCCTCTAACTTTTACTGATGACATATTGTCTCCTTATTTACCAACTTTTTTCATCGCCATATTGTGCGATTTTTTAAAAGATTTTCCTTTTAGCATATTCATTAGCATTTCTCTAATATGTTTCTTGGAATGATGCTTTTTGTGCTTCTTAAGCATATTCTTTTGGCTATCTTTAAGTCCTTCCATAAATACTCCTAAAAAATTATTATTTTACCATACGCACCCAAACTTACATTCGATGCTTTCTCAATTATACCTAAACCACTTAACATTTGTGCTGTATTGGTAACCGATGTAACCACACCTGTTGCACTAATTTGAGTTACTACACTATTTTCTACTGAGGTTCCACTGGTTTCTGTGTCTATAACCTCTGCTCTACCTGCTACGATAACATCCACGCTA